TGTGATAACCGGAGGCTGCGCCGGTGGGTCGCTGACCCCGTGCAACAGCCGGGACTGTGTTTGCCTCGATCGCCTCGTCGAGGAATTCCTTTGCGATCCCGATTTCGGAGGGTGGCCTTGGAACATCGGAGATCCCGACCTGCACCTGCGGGGGCTTTATATTCTTTGCGCCGGGGGTGTCGTCCCACATTGCCTGTACTTCCTCGGTAATTCCGGGGGGTCCCGTGAATTCGAGGGTAGGCCATGCGGACTTCCCGACGATATCGATATAGTGGGATGCGAGCTGGCTCTGCGCCCGGAGCATGTCGAGGGAGCCGTTCAGCAGCCCCATGTACAGTGTCTCGGGTTCCGAGTTGCCGGTATTCAGTCCCATTTGAGGCCAGTACATAATCCACGGCAGCCTGCCGTAGCCGTGTCTTCGCGGTTCGAGAACCCACTTATCATTCGCGAGGTATGCGACCTGGGAGTGCGTCCAGACTTCCTGGAACGTCACGTAGCCCTTTTTGAAATTGTCCCATTCGGGGAAGTGTGCCTGTACCCATTCTGCGTCCACCTCGTATTCGTAGATCACCCACCTGGGGAGGGTCCCGTTGTTCAGGTCCCAGATGACGTTCTGCGGGTTAACGGCGACTGATTTTATGGGCCACGAGATCGAGCGTTTTTCTATGACTTCCCTGACGTTGTCCCTGTATTCGCTGGTGGCATCCTCATCGTGGGGTGGCGGTTCCGGGAAGTCGCTCCATTCGTTCGCGATGAACTCGACTTTCTCCCATGCGATTCCGTAGAGTCCTGCGTGTTTCGTCAGTTCGCGGTAGACGGGACTCCTGTGTTCGACCATGTGGTGTGCGCCGGTAAGGAACTTCTCCATTGTCTCGGCTCGGGCCTGTCCTCTCGGGCCTGGCGGCGGTACTGAGATATCGAGGAATTGCGGTGTGACGTGTGCCACGAGGGTATTAATCACGGACTGGGCTGTTCCCAGCCGGATCATGGTCCCGCCGTCGGGAACGCTGAAATCGAAGTCGTTCAGAAAGAACTCGTCAAGGTTCTCGCACTGATGCCTGAATTTCTGGAACAGGTCGTTCCCGGCCTCGGACTTCTGTTTTATCCAGTGCCTGGTAAGTTCGGGTTCGTCGACAGGGCTTGCGGCCTCCATGTCGATAACATCAGTCGGACTGGTTGCAAATTCCAGGACCATGTTTTTATCCTAAGTCCGATGTGGCGAGTTCGGCCTCTTCGAGGTATTTCATACGTGCTTTGCGTTTGTTCTCACGGTGCATGGTCAGGAACCTCGAGGGTTTCCGGGCCTGTTGCGGTCTTATCGGGTTCATGCGTCGTATCGGGCGCAGGTAGTCATGTATGTCGCCCTTATCATAGCCCGGTGGGTCGCATGCCATTAAGGCTAACAGTTCTGCATCTACCCAGTCGTCGTGTTCTCCTGTCTCGTTGTAGAACAGGTACGACCCGTTGCCCGAGGGTCTTATGGAGATGTCTTCCAGTTGTTTTTTGAGGACTGTCCATGAGCCGGGGAAAAACACCGTTTCGTTCTCCAGCGCGATGTAGTAGTTCTGAAATAGCTGGTACTTGCTCTGTGCGCTGAACTTAAACGGGTTTACTGGCAGGCCGGCGTTCAGGAGGTGGTCGAACACGACATCTCCGAGTCCTGTCGAGTCCACGCGGATATCTCCGACCTTCCACCTGTCGATCTCGGCAGCGATTATCTCTACCTGGCTGACCCAGTCGGTTCCCGACATCTCGAGTGCATGCAGCGACTCCCTTGTCCTTGCGTCCTTGATGACGAAAACGGTGTAGTCCTGCTTTTTACCGAGGTCGAGTCCCGCAACGTATCTACGGTTTTCGTCGGGATACAGTGTTTCGCGGCCTTTTCCGGCAATGTCTATCTTGCTGGGACGGAAGAACCCTGCCCCGCCGTCCGGTTGTTTCGCGAGGTACATGCGGTCCCATACCTGTTCCGGCATGGTGGCCTTTTCATCTCGTATTGCCTGTTTTTGTTTTTCTGAAAGAAACACGTTGTCGAAGCTGGTGGCGTGGAACGCCTGGTAATCCCCCGAGGGGTTTTCTTCTGACCACCTGTAGAGTTTCGAGAACCAGTGGTTTCTTTGAAAGGGCGGTATTCCCTCGATACAGCTCCTGCCGAGCCTGCCGGAGGAGTTCAGCATGGGTCGAAGCTTGTTCCAGGCAGCTTCCTTGATGTCCTGGGACTCGGTTATCCATATGAAGTCGGGACCGGCGGTCTGGAGAGACTCGGGGTCGTCTGCGGATTTTATCTCCATGTAGACATCCCGCCTTGCAAGTCCGGGCGACTTGAGGTTAAGCCAGACGGCTTTTTCGTCTTCCTTCCAGCCGTCGCCCCTGCCGCCTCCCTGGGTTTTCTTTCTTCTTACCACCATTGCTTCGGGTATGAACTGCTTCAGCTCGTTCCATGCCTGCCTGCTCTGGGCAAAGTTGGGAGCGACAACCCAGATATGGATAGATGGCTCCAGGGTGTGAGTGAGGTCGTGTCCGATTTTAAGTCCTGCAGCTTTAGCCACATCCTTATCTGCAAGGAACGGGCTTTGAGAAGCGAGTGTTATCGCTCGCATGAGTTCTGTAAGGACAGCTCGTCCCTTCCCGGCGCGCCTTCCCGCCCATACGACCTTGATACGGGCAGTCGAATTATGAAATGTTCTCTGCCAGGGTGAGGGAGTGTACTGGTAGGGCATCTATTTGCCGTTCAGGATGGATTCCAGTTCGTACAGGCTGGACTCGCCGGATATATCGACATTCGGCAGGGTCCTGCTGGCTCTCGAGTTATCGACAACGACGAGGGGTTCGATCTCGAGAAGACCTGTTCTTTCGATCAACTTGTTTTCTGCGATCGATACCTTGCCTGTCTCTGCCTTGATGAACGAGGTAATGCCCGACTCGAGCATGTAGACCTGCTGCAGCACAGACCATCTCACCTGGAAATCCAGTGCCGTTTCCCCTGAACGAGTGACCCTTTCGACAAGACGGTACTCGTAGTTGTTCTCCACGTACTCGTTTACTGCCTGCTTGAAGCTTTTATTGCGGTTGACCAGACGTAATGTCGAATCGAGTTCCCACTCGAAATCCTCGCACATCGACTCCAACGCATCGTTCCCGACACCGTACGAAGGAAGAGAGACAAATATCCTCCGTAACTTTCGCGACCAGGAAGGCCATTCCGGGTAGCCCTTAAGAAAGACGTCCCGGAATTTCTCCGCAGGACTGCGAGCTTTCGTACTGCGTAACTTTTTCGACATGGAAAACAATATACAGCAACCGGGTGCGGAGGCAACATCGCCTAAGGAGGGAAACATTTTTAAGAAAGGAGGTTAAAAGCATTACCTGCTCTATAGCTTGGTAATGCTTAGTTAAGCTTAACTACGCACCCACGCGAGGAAAGCACTGATTTTCTGAGTGACAAGTGAGTGACAAGTGAGTGACATCGAGTGACATCCATCTCAAAAAGATGTCACTCTCCAGGAAAATGTGTCACTCAAACTGTTAAGCAAACACTTGCTAAGTGACACGGAGTGACAGGCGTAGTGACAATGTCACCCACTATGGCGAAGGTACTATGAAAAACTCAGCACCCGAACAGGGTACACCTACATATGACTAGACGGCGAAGTGTATCGGCGGGCCTGCTAGCCGGCCGGTGACGCGGGTACCTTTTCCGCAGCGCGCCTAACCTGGCGAACCGCGCATAATGTGCCGGAAATAGTGGTGCACTGGCGATGTTAACCACTCCGCACAATTCGCCCACTGGCAGACACGCAAGCTCGCCCCTGGCTTCCGCGCGCGCGTGATGCGCGCTTTCAATCTCTGCTAAACCGGTATAAAACCCACTTGTAAATATTCCGGGCTTGATGTTTATTGTTGTGGTGGTGGTCATGTTGGCTGCTAATAAAATAAATAGGAGAATCAGAATGCAATCAGAACTAGTTTGGATCAGTGATCCGGGTCACGCGTGGCTGCGCGTTCCGATTGGCGATTATTTCGCCAGTGGAATACAGGCATCGCGTTTTTCGTACGTTGATGCAGAGTACGTGTATCTGGAAGAGGATCGCGACGCGGAGTTATACCTAGACGCGGCGCGGATACCTTGGCGTTCGTTAGCTGCAGAAC